AGCATATGGTTTTGAACAACAACAAAATATATTTAATAGAGCATTTGGACCTTTAAAATTATCAGGATATACTTTAGCACCTAGTGGATCATCAACAGGTAGTTTAATAGTAGCAGGCGGTACTGCCTACTCACCTGGTTCTAATTATCCTGTAGATCCAAATAATCCATCCTACGCCACTGATAGTGGTACTAATGTATCTAAAATATTCAGATACAGACAATCAGGCTCTACTTGGGTATATGATACAAATGCTGGTTTAGGATATGGTGCCATAGATCCAACACGATATTCAGATAATGGCATACTAACAGCAGTACCAGGAGGAGGATCAAATAGAGAATTTTCTATTCAAAGAGTATTCTATTTCCCTAATAGTGTAGCTAAAGCTATAGTCGTTTATTATGGTAATGCTACATATGCAAGTCTAACAGATGCAACAGCAAATATTGCTTTTGAATCGTTTGTTGAAGCACCAAACACTGCAGCAAACGCAATCTATTTAGGAGCTATTGTTGTAAGAAATAACGCTGACTTTACAGTTACTGACTCATATGCTATTCAACTAGGAGGTTTATTTAGATCAGTAGGAGGATCTGGTGGTGGAGGATCAACAATAACTCAAACTCTATCCGGTTTATCTGATGTATTAATATCAGGTCCTCTAAGTGGTCAAGCATTAGTTTATGATACAACTGCTGCTAAATGGGAAAATAAATCATTTATTAGTGCTTCTATTAGTGGAAATGCAGCAACAGCAACAACAGCTACTTCTGCATCATTCGCTTCTACGGCATCGTACGTACTTAATGCTTTAAGTGCCTCCCAAGCACAAACAGCAAGCTATGTACTTAATGCAGTAAGCGCTTCATTTGCTTCTACTTCATCACTACCATTTCGAGGTATAATTACCGCATCTATTGCCGGTTCAACAATAACATTTACCAAAGGTGATAGTAGCACATTCAATATCACTGTAGCTACTGCTACAGCAGAAACAGCATCATATGTTAGTTCGTCTAACGTTGATGGACCTTATGGTAAAAATAGTATTTTAAGTGCTTCATATGCTGTATCTGCTTCTCAAGCGCAGAATGCCGTTACAGCATCTTACATATTGAATGCTATTAGTTCATCATATGCCCTTAGTGCATCACAAGCGCAAAATGCAACAACTGCTTCGTATGTGCTAAACGCAGTTAGTGCTTCATTAGCTACTTCAGCATCTCAAGCACAAAATGCTGTAACAGCAAGCTACATAATAAATGCAGTAAGTGCTTCGTTTGCTACTACAGCTAGTTATGTATTAAATGCAGTATCTTCTTCTTATAGTCTATCTTCTTCTCAAGCACAAAATGCAGTAACGGCTAGTTACATACTGAATGCGGTTAGCGCTTCCTATGCATTATCCTCTTCTTTTGCTGTAAGCTCTTCAAGAGCAGTATCTGCTTCTGCAGCAATAAATGCTATAAGTTCTTCTTATCCTATTGCTGTCAATGGGACTACTATATACTCAGTTACAAATGTAGGGAATTTTAGTACTACAGATTCTGTAATATTAGGAAGAGAGGCAGGAAGTGGCTCATCTGATTCAGATAACAGCATTCTTTTAGGGTATCGCTCAGGATGGAGAACAACGAACTCTTCTTACTTAATTGCCATAGGATCCTTTGCTGCTAGTAATAAATCAAATGTAGGAAATTCTGTATTTATAGGAGTTTCTACAGGAGCAATATCTGCAAGTAGTGCCGTATTCATAGGAAGTGGTGCAGGAGGAGATTCTTTTGCTTCAAGCGGTTCTGTATTTTTAGGGCAAGCTGCTGGTTCTGCTGCTAATTTTTCTAATGGAAGCGTATGCATAGGAAGGCAATCGGGATTTCAAATAACCAATGCAAATAACTCTATTTTAATTGGAGAAAACGTAGGAGCTAATACTATTGGAAATCTTATAGGTAGCAATAATATTATTATTGGTACAAACATAACTGTTAATACTGGTAGAAAAGATGCGATTAATATAGGAGGAATACTTTTTGGAACAGGGTCTTACTCTACTGTATCTAATATAGCCTTTTCTGGGTCTGCAAATGGTAGAATAGGTATTAATCAGCCATTTCCTTTATTTAGTTTAGATGTGTCTGGCTCCGGAAGGTACGAGAGCGGATTAACTGTAACAGGGTCTTTAGTATCTCCTAATATTACAGGATCTCTTTTAGGCACTGCTAGCTGGGCAAGTAATGCTGTTACAGCTAGTTACATATTAAATGCGGTTTCTTCTTCTTATGCTTTGTCTGCTTCAAACGCTACTACAGCCAGCTATATATTAAATGCAGTAAGTTCTTCTTTTGCTACTACTGCGTCCTACGCTCTATCTGCTTCTCAAGCTGCGAATGCAGTTACAGCAAGTTACGTACTAAATGCAGTATCTTCTTCTTATAGTCTATCTGCTTCTCAAGCTCAAAATGCAGTAACAGCAAGTTATGTATTGAATGCAGTATCTGCTTCATTCGCTAGTACAGCATCATATATTTTAAATGCTGTTAGTGCTAGCTATGCGTTAAGCGCATCTCAAGCACAAAATGCAGTAACAGCATCGTACATACTTAACGCAGTGAGCGCTTCATATACTCTATCAGCATCCAACGCTCAAACAGCATCCTACATACTAAACGCAGTCAGTGCTTCGTTCGCTACAAGAGCAATTACAGCATCATATGCTGATAATTTCACCGTAGCAGGTACACTTACAGCGCAAACCTTAGTAGTACAAACCATAACATCGTCAATTGACTTTGTAACAGGATCAACTCGCTTTGGAACATTACTCAGTAACACGCACCAGTTCACTGGTAGTGTAAGCATAACTGGATCATTAAATGTAACTGGAGCTGGAATAACAGGGTCATTGTTTGGGACGGCATCATGGGCAAGTAATGCAATAACTGCATCTAATGCATTAACAGCATCGTTTGTACAAAATGCAGTTAGTGCTTCGTTTGCTATATCAGCGTCTCAAGCTGTAACTGCTTCGTATGTACTAAACGCAATTAGTGCTTCATTTGCTAATACAGCATCTTATGTGTTAAATGCAGTTAGTGCTTCATATGTTTTAAATGCTGTATCATCCTCATTTGCTACTACTGCAAGTTATATATTAAATGCTGTTAGTGCTTCGTTTGCTACATCAGCGTCTCAAGCACAAAATGCAGTGTCTGCTTCATTTGCAACAAGCGCATCATTCGCAGCTACATCATCATACTCAAACAACTTCACAGTTGCAAATCAACTCACAATAGATTCTACACTCACTGATTATGCTACAGTAGCATCATCAGTAGTAGGATCAAATAATCTATTTACTCAAGCAACAGGTTCATATACATCTGCTTTCTTCAAATACACAGTATCAAGTGGTAGTAATATAAGAGCAGGTGAAGTAGTAGGAGCTTGGAATGGTACATCAGTACAGTATTACGATAATTCCACTGTAGATATAGGTAATACTGCAGTTGTAACTTCTTCAGTTTCTATTGCAGGAAGTGATGTACAGTTTAATGTACAAACCAATACTTCAGGATGGAAAATTAAATCACTAGCAATATTCATGTAAAAATAAAATAATATGTTTAAAGTAGAAATGGAATTTATTCCAGGCAATCCACAAATATGGGTCCTCAAACTAAACCCAGACGATCCCATTTACGAATACGATAACGAAGCAGAAGCACAAGCTAAAGCAGATGAACTTCAAGCAGCAGACCCAACAGGTAGACTCTACCGTGTCTCAGCTGCTTTATTTGTATAATATTTATTATAAACCCCCTCCTAGGGAAAGTGAACTAGGAAACCAGTATAATGCCAAACGAATTTGTCGCAAGGAACGGCATAATTGCCCTTAATAATTCAATAATTACAGGTTCACTTAATGTCACCCAAGGTGTAACAGCATCGCTGTTCGGAACCGCTTCTTGGTCTAGCAACACGGTGAATGCTATCAGCTCTTCGTATCCTGTAGCACTTTCAGGATCTACCGTATACACTCCTACAAACGTAGGAGATTTTTCAACTACCTTCTCAGTGTTAGTAGGTAGCAGTGCTGGAAGCGGATCAACAGCAGCAGCATACTCAAACTTCGTAGGATTTCAAGCCGGATTTCAAGCCACTTCTGCGAACAACTCCAACTTTCTAGGAGCAAACGCGGGATACTCTTCCTCAAATGCAGCCTTTTCTACGTTCATAGGGCAGAACAGCGGATTTAATGCCCCCAACGCTACATACTCTAATTTCCTAGGTAGATTTGCAGGATACCTTTCTACAAACGCAAGTTACTCTAATTTTTTTGGGAGAAGCGCAGGGGACACTTCTCCTGGAGCCTCTTACTCCAATTTCCTCGGACAAAATGCAGGTAGAGATGCTGCAAATGCTTCGTACTCGAATTTTTTAGGAGCAGAGTCTGGACGTAACTCCACTAACGCTCTACATTCGAATTTTTTAGGCGAAAGTGCAGGCTACCAAGCAATAAATGCCAGCGGTTCAAATTTTCTAGGAAGAAGTGCCGGGTATTCCGCATCAAACGCTCAAAACTCTAACTTTTTAGGTCTGAGAGCTGGAAACCAGGCTAACCAAGCCAGTGCTTCTAATTTTATAGGGTATGAAGCCGGACAAGCAGCTTTTTACGCAGACAATTCTAATTTTATAGGAAGCTACGCAGGGTGGTATGCAGCTAGTGCTTCTTACTCTACGTTTTTAGGATATAGAGCAGGATATAACGTACAGGGAGGATCTTTTGGAGTAAAATCTAATAACATCATCATAGGTACGAACATTACTCTTGAAGATGGTAGACAAAACAGTATTAACATAGGAGGGTTTATATTTGGTACAGGCTCTTACTCAAGTATAGTAGGAAATCCCTTTTCAGGGTCTGTAGGAAACGGAAGAGTAGGCATTAATCAACCACTGCCTCTATATAACCTAGACGTATCCGGCTCTGCAAGATTTACAGGTGAAGTAGTACTATCTGGATCAATAGCAGCAGGTAGTATAACAGGATCATTGCTCGGAACTGCTTCATTTGCTAGTACTGCTTCTAATGTATTAGGAGGAGGTGCTAGTTACATTCCTCTTTGGAATACTGCTACAAGCTTAAGCAGTAGTGTTATGTATCAGAGTAGCGGTAATCTAGGTATAGGAACTACTTCTCCAACTGCCTCATTGCATGTATATAAAGGATTAGCTGGAACTACTACGGCAGATAGAACTACTCCATTAGACGTATTAGTTATAGAGTCTGAAAATACAGCTCAAACAGAATTTGATGGGTTTGGACAATCTATTGTATTTAGAGGATCCACGTATAACGATAGTACTCAAAGAGCTTTAGGAAAAATTATACACCAGATTAGAGATGATTCGGTTAATACAACGAGAGGTAGTTCTTTAAATATACAACTTGCTACTGGATCTACTGGAAATACTTTAGCTTCTAGATTATACATTGATTATAACGGTAATGTAGGTATCGGCACAACCACTCCCAACGCCAAACTCGACGTAAATGGCAACGCAATCATTACCGGTTCACTTACTGTTACCGGCACCATCACAGCTCAAACCTTAGTAGTACAGACCGTAACATCTTCTGTTAGTTTCATAACTGGTTCTACCCGATTTGGAAGTACGTTAAGTAATACTCATCAATTTACCGGATCGGTAGGAGTAACAGGTAGTTTAACTGTCAATAACAGTGTATTGTCGGTAGGAGGTACTAATGTAGGTATAGGAACTACTTCACCATATTCTAAATTTACAGTATTAGGTGCAGCATCAACATCTACTTCACAGATTAGTATAGTAAACAGCGAAGGTGGTCATGCTATTATTAGATCTGGAGTAGCGGGGGTAACAAATAACGGGATATCTTTTGTTACTGCAGATGTTGATGGAAGTAATCAAAATGTTAGAGCTGTTATATCTTCAGCAGGAAACGTAGGTATTGGGACTACAGCCCCTCAAACAATACTACATGCTGGCGGATCAACAACTTCCGAAATATCTGTAGGAACTACCAATTACGGAGGTAACAATAACCAAGCATTAGCAAGTATTCAATCTGACCAAAGCTCAGGAACTTCCGGAGGTATATTATATATAAAAACAAATCCATGGAATAATTCAAGTGGATTAGGTTTGTACAGTCCTATAACAAGGATGACAATAAATGAATTAGGAAACGTTGGTATAGGACTTACAAGTCCAACTGCAAGATTGCACGTAACAGCCTCAACAGGAGGCGTGCTAGAAGTGGATGGAGCAGGCACTGCAGGTGCTAATGCTTTATATGTTAGTGCTAGTGGTAATGTAGGTTTAGGTATTAATAGTCCTGGAGCAAAGTTAGAGATTGCATATACAACAAATCCAACAACAGCAACTCCTCATATTATATTAAGCACTGGGGGCACGGTAAAACAAGCAGCAATTACTGCTGAGTCTTTTGCTATTTCGGGGTTAGTTTTTTCTACAGGAGATGGGACTTTGACCGATAGAATGACTATCTTACGAACGAATGGTAATGTCGGTATAGGTACTACAAGTCCCGATAAAAAACTACGAGTAACAGCCGGAGATATCAAGATATCCAATAACTACAAGTATATTATTGGAGATACAGCAGATGCCGATGGAATAACTATTACTTCAGACGGTGCTACAAATAATATGCTTATTGCTCAAAACAACAACGCGTACATAAAAGTAGTAACGTCAGGAGCCTCCGGAGATATTAGATTCTTTCCCAACGCCGTAGAACAAGTTATATTTAAAGCTTCTGGAAATGTAGGTATAGGCACCACAGCACCCGACAGTAATTTGCAGGTAGGAAGCATTAGTACATCAGGAAATAGAACAATTAAAATAACAGATTCTGGCTACGGCCTTTTATTATCAGGAGGTGGCGGTCCAACCAGTAACTATATAAGTTCGATAGGTACTACCATACCTTTGTATTTCCTAGCAGGTAATAGTAATGATGCTAACTACATCTTTTCTAGTACAGGTAACGTGGGGGTGGGACTTACAAATCCGACTACAAAATTACACGTATCCGCCTCAACAGGAGGCGTGCTAGAAGTGGATGGAGCAGGCACCGCAGGTGCTAATGCTTTATATGTTAGTGCTAGTGGTAATGTGGGAGTGGGAACTGTGAGCCCAGCCAACAAGCTTGACATTAATAATGCAAACAGAACTACATTAACTTCTACCGGAGGCGGTGTAAACCTTAACTACAACACTAGTACCATTGGCGAATTTGCAACCATAGGATTCTCTTGGGAGTCCTCAAATGATAGAGCTTCTCGTTATGGTATGGGTTTCACCGGAACAAACTTTGCCTCTGGGCAAGGAGATTTGTTCTTATACACAAATGGAAGCAGAAGATTAAATATCACTTGGGATGGCAATGTAGGTATAAACACCACCACCCCAACCAACACCCTTGATGTAAACGGCACCTTAAACGTCCGCAGCAACTATGCATATTTCGGAGGAGATGCAAATACTGCGGTGTATGCTGGTTCGTTCAGCAATGAGGGGCGTATAGGTGTAGGTGGTCGTTCAACAATACCAACTGCTGCACTAACTTTTTTCACGGCAGAAGGAACGAATAATATTGAGCGGATGAGAATTACATCCGCAGGCGACGTTGGTATAGGAACTACTACTCCTTCTGATAAATTAGGTGTTGTAGTAGATATAAATGCTGCTGCCGGTATAAACATATCAAACCAAAATACAGGGAGTAGCGCTAGAACTAGACTTGCACTAGAAACCCAAGGAGGAAATTGGTATTTAGATGGCGTACGAACGGCAGGGGAATTTGCAATTACACGAGGAAGTACAGAGGTACTTAGGATTAGCGGAGCGGGAAATGTAGGCATCGGAACTACCTCTCCTAACGCAAAACTAGACGTAAGCGGTAGCGCTATAGTATCAGGATCGTTTACCGTAAGTCCTAGTAACGCTGTAGAATTACAAGTAACGAGTACAGGCACTAAGATAGGAAATATAATAACAGATGCTCATACTATTACAGGTAGTTTGGGTATTAGTGGCAGTGCGGTAGTAATAGGGTCTTTAGCAATAGGAACCTCATCCCTAGGCTCGACTGAAAATACTATAGTTGTAGGACCTCCTCCTGCAGGAGGGACTGGAGAAGGCGGACAAATACTGCTTCAAGCTCCCGGAGGATCCTATACCTCCGCATCTATGATTGATAATTATCAAAATAGATTTAGAATACTGAGAGGTACTAATGCCAGTAGTGACGCAGAATATTTTAACCTTAGTTTACATTCCGGTCAGCTTGGTTTTAGCAAATACACGGGATCAGGAGCATTTCCCGGAACAGCTGTGGCAAACTTAGCTGTAGATAGTAGCGGTAATGTAATTACCGTAGCAACCGGAGGAGGTGGAGGTAGCGTAACTATAAACAATAACACAGATAATTATCTTATAACAGCAACAGGTACAGCTAATACTTTAAATGGAGAGGCTAATTTACAGTTTGACGGTTCTACACTAACAGTAACAGGATCTTTAACAGTAATTACAGGAAGTTCAATAGAATTTCAAGTAACAAATACTGGTGTACGAATTGGTAATATAATTTCTGATATACATACAATAACTGGTAGTTTAAATATTAGTGGAAGTGTTACTGGGTCTTTATTTGGGACTGCCTCTTATGCTACTCAAGCTCTATCTGCATCTTGGGCACCAGGTGGCGGTGGTGGTAGTGCACCTACCGCAGTTACCTTTAATAGAGTAACAGGAAGTTATACTTTTGCATTAACCGATGCTGGTAAAACTGTAGAAGTGAGTGGAAGTACAAATGTATCGCATAGTTTAACAATACCTGCATCGTCATCTGTTGATTTTGCAGATGGTACATATATTGATGTTATATTATACGGTACTGGCTCTATATTATTTGCAACAGGATCAGGCGTAACTATTAGAAGTGCTAATAGCTGGAATAGAATAGGTACGAGATATGGAGCAGCAACTTTAATCAATATATCTGGTAATGAATGGTATTTAATTGGAAATATAAACGCATAATGTTATGAGTATATTAGGAATTAGAGATAGCGGAACTAAAATAGTAGTAAACGGATTAACGTTCTGGATGGATTCTGCTCAACTACTATCCTATCCTAGAGTAGGTAACACGGTTACAAACTTGTTTGGCTCACAGACAGGATCTTTAACCAACGGAGCTTCTTTCGACAGTACTATAAAAGGAGGTACATTTGCTTTAGACGGAACAGACGATTACATTGCGTTTTCAAGTGTACCTTTAGGTTCTAGTGCAAGCGATGTGTTTACTTGGTCTACGTGGGTGTACATAAGAAGTTGGGGAGGTGGATTAAACTCTTTTTTGTCTATAGGTAATGCCACATGCGCTTTTTATTACGGAACAGGGGCGGGAAGCACATCTACGTATTTTGTGTGGATAAATAGTATCAATAGCTTTGGTCCTAGCACAAATAATTCTTTAATAACAGGAGCCTGGACAAATGTGGTAGCTACTTATGATAGATTTGCAGCCTCTAATAGATGTCAAATTTATTTAAATGGAAGTGCTTTAAATCCAATAAACCTTTCCGGAGCTACTGGCTTAGGATCGACAGCGGCACTAGGAGTAGGTCAGAGCGCTCCGCCTTTCGTTTCTTACGGAAATAACTATGTATCTGAAGTAATGATATATAGTAGAGTGCTTTCTAGTACAGAAGTATTACAAAACTATAATGCTACAAAAGTTAGGTATTTATAAATAAAATGCAGAATGGAAAATGAGTTATTTTTAATATTTCAATCTCAATATTTAAATTTAATTAATTTTGAGGAGGTGTTGGAAACTTCTATAGAAACAACTAGAAAATCTTTAGACAGAACAAAAACTTTTGTGAAATGGGACACACCGCAAATCCCAAGCAGTGTGCTATCCATACCAGAACCTAAACAAATAGTAGACTACTATACTATTTGTGAAATATTAGAAACGGAAGAATGGATAAAAAAATTTAATTTATAAAAACAAATACTAAAGATTTAATTTAAACAAAATATTAAATTTATATTTTTCTATATTTTTTATATATTTATATACACAAATAATAAATTTTATGATAAAAACAGTTTTAAAATTACAAGAATTTTTTCAACTTGACGTTGAAATAAACGGATTTACTAATTCCGAAACCGGTGAAGTATTAGTTAAAGGATTACTCGCTGAAAAAATATCAGTACCAACTAAATACTGGTTATACGATTTAGCTAAAAAAGTAACTGCTGAAAAAGAAGCAGTAAATTTATTAAGAGAAGAACTTATTAAAAAATACGGTACTACTGATGAGCAAGGTAATATTAGTATTCCTATTTACATTAACGAAGTAGTTGATGATGACACTAAAGAAGTTGTTTCTCGTGAAGTAAATCCAACGTATGTTAGTTTTCAAAATGATTTTAATTCATTATTAAATGAAGATCGCGAATTAGAACATCATGCTTTTCAATTAGAAGACTTTGAAAAGATATCAACAGAAACTAATTATATTGTTTTGTTTAAATTAATTCAAGCACCTAATGCTTAAAATAGTTGAAATAGCAAAAGCATGGATTGCTGCTGCTGACCCAACACCTGAACAAAAAGTAATAGCTGAGTATAGAGCAAGTGTGTGTGATGGGTGTGATAAAAAATCTCACAATTCAACTATAGACTTATATTATTGTGGTGAATGTGGATGTCCACTCTCTAAAAAAATATTTAGCCCCAAACCAGGAAATGAAGCTTGCCCATTAGCTAAATGGGAAAAATAAAATAAAATAAAGTACATGGCACAACTTACACAAGAAGAATTACAATCAATTAAAGATCTTCAAGCACGTTATAATCAAACTACATTTGAGGTAGGCAGTCTTGAAATTCAATTATCAACATATAAAAAATATGTTGTTTCTTTAGAAGAAGAAAAAGCAAATCTTCTTAAAGACATAACGTCTATTGAAGAAAAAGAAAAAGAATTAACAAATCAATTAGTAAGTAAATACGGAAATGGTAATATAAATCCTGAAACTGGTGAAATTACACCTGCTTAGTAATAACTCTGCGTTTTATAATTAGTTTTAGATATTTATCGGTAGGTCAATCCTATTAAATTTATTAAAAAACAATTATAAAATGGCAGAAAAAATTATTTCGCCTGGTGTGTTTCAAAATGAAACTGACCAGTCTTTAGTGCAGCAGGGCATTCAAGGAACAGCTACTGCACTTGTTGGTCCTACAGTATTAGGTCAACCTTTTGTTCCTACTTATGTTACTTCATACAGTGAATATGTAGCTAAATTTGGTGAATCATTTAAAAGTAGTAGCTACTACTATGAATACTTTACATCATTAGCTGCTAAAGATTTCTTTCAGAATGGTGGTCAAACATTACTCGTAACTAGAATTATTAGTGGCTCTGCTGGTGTTAGTACTTATTCACAAGCTACAGTTCCTGGAGTAGTTGATGTTTCTTCATTTGTGATTGAAACATTAGCTTGGGGTGATATTATGAATAATACTTCTAGCATGGTAAGTGGTGCTTTAGCAAGCGGTAGTAATCTCAACGTTCGCTGGGAAGTAACAAATGTAAGTACAGGTAGTGGTATATTTACTTTAGCCGTTCGTGCAGGTAATGACAATACTGCTCAACCTAATTATTTAGAAACATGGGCTAACTTATCATTAGACCCAGTATTACCTAACTATATTTCTCGTGTTATAGGTGATATTAAACCTGTATTTGCAATTGATAGTGATGGTAATTATATAGTTGATATTACAGGTTCATACACTAATGCTTCAAGATATATACGTGTTAAATCAGTAACTACACCTCAGGTAGATTCAATTGATAATAACGGTAGCTATAAAGCTACTCAATACAGTGGCTCACTACCTGCATTAGGGAGTGGTTCATTTGGTGGTTCATTTGCTGGGGGTGTAGCGGCAACTACTACTGCTCAATTAATGAATGAAACTATTACAACAAGTAATATTCAAGGATTTTCAGCTAACGACTATATCACAGCATTCCGTATCTTAAATAACTCAGATGCTTATCAATTCAATGTATTATTAGCTCCTGGTGTTGGCTTAAGTAACAGTGCTGTTTCAACTATGATTTCAACTGTTGAAAACAGAGGTGATGCTATTGCTGTTGTAGATGCTGGTATTTATGGAATTGCAATTAGTTCAGCAGTAAATGCTGCTGCTGTTCAATCAAGTAACTATGCTGCTACTTACTATCCTTGGGTTCAATTATATAGTTCCACTTTAGGTAAATCTGTATGGGCGCCTCCATCAACAGTAATAGGTGGTGTTTATGCTTTCAATGATCAAGTCGCTGCTAGCTGGTTTGCTCCTGCTGGTTTAAATCGTGGTGGTGTTCCTTCAGTATTACGTGCCGAAAAGAGATTATCTCAAGCGGATCGTGATTCATTATACTCAGGTAATGTTAACCCACTCGCTACATTCCCTGGTGAAGGTGTTGTAGTATATGGTCAGAAAACATTACAGAAAAAACAAACCGCTCTTGATCGTGTAAACGTTCGTCGTTTATTAATTGCCTTAAAAGATTATATTGGTCAAGTATCAAACAGTTTAGTATTCGAACAAAATACTAATGTTACTCGCAATAGATTCCTTGCTCAAGTTAATCCATATCTCGAATCAGTAGTACAACGTCAAGGTTTATATGCTTACAAGGTAGTAATGGATGATTCCAATAACACACCTGATGTAATAGATCGCAATCAATTAGTAGGTCAGATCTATATTCAACCAACTAAGACTGCTGAATTCATTATATTGAATTTCAACATTCAACCAACTGGTGCAACTTTTGGGGCTTAATTTACTTTTAAGCTTCCTTAAGTAAAATATTAAAATTTATCCTCTTACAATATTTATTATTGTAAGAGGATATTTTTATGGTAGTGTATATTACAAAAAATTTAATAAACGGTAAAAAATATATAGGAAAAGATTCACATAATGATCCTGATTATTTAGGTAGTGGTACTTTACTTTTAGAAGATATTAAAAAATATGGTAAAGAAAACTTCAAAAAAGAAATATTAGAATATTGTACTAAAGAAAATTTAGGTGAACGTGAAGAATACTGGATATATTATTTCAATGCTGTTAAATCAAAAAGTTTTTATAATATAAGAAGTAAAACATCTGGATGGTATAATAAAGATTTAAATGAGGATAAATATAATTATGTTATTAATAAAATAAGAAAAGGAAATAAAAATAAAATAGTAACACAAGAAACTAAAAATAAAATAAGTAATAATCAAAAACGTAAAGAAAAATTAAAACAAGCTAATATAGGTAAACCAAAACCAGAAGGATTTGGTGAAATAATACGACAAAAAATAACAGGTCGTAAATATACAGATGAACATAAACAAAAGATAAGTAAAGCTAAAAAAGGTAAAAAACAATCTCAATCTTATTTAAATAAAAAATATAAACCTATATTACAACTAGATAAAGAAGGTAATATAATAAAACAACATAATAGTATAGGAGAAGCTGCAAAATATATTGGAAAAAAACATTCTAACATTAGTTGTTGTTTAATTGGTGTATCTAAAACAGCCTATGGATTTCAATGGAAATACATCTAAAATAATATGTTTTTTATAATTTAACATATTTATACCCAGAATAATTTAAAAATTAAATAACATGCCTGTATTAGACGCAAATGAAATTATGTTTACAGCATTTGAACCTAAAGTTCAGAATCGCTTTATCATGTATATTGACGGTATTCCCGCATACTTGATTAAAGCTGCTTCTGCTCCTGGATTTGAAGCTGGTGAAATTATATTAGATCACATCAACGTTTACCGTAAAGTAAAAGGTAAAGTACGTTGGAATGATATGACTTTAAGTTTATATGATCCTGTAACTCCCTCTGGTGCTCAAGCTGTAATGGAATGGGCTCGTTTAGCACACGAATCAGTAACTGGTCGTGATGGCTATTCTGACTTCTACAAGAAAGACTTAACATTAGACATTTTAGGTCCTGTAGGTGATGTAGTAGGTGAGTGGATTGTTAAAGGTGCTTATGTTAAAACAGCTACCTTTGGTGAGTATGATTGGGCTAACGATGCCGCAATTAACTTATCCGTTACAATCGCTATGGATTACTGCGTATTGAACTTCTGATTTCTCTATATTTCTTTCTTTTATAAAGGCGTCTGCTTTTGCAGACGCTTTTACTTTTCATATATTTATATATATCAAACAATAAAAAACGTTATATGGCTGAATTAAAAATTCCAACAGAAACAGTTGCATTACCTTCTAAAGGTTTACTTTATCCAGTTACATCACCACTAGCAAAAGGTGAAATTGAAATGAAGTATATGACTGCTAAGGAAGAAGATATTCTTACTAATACTAATTACATTAAAAATGGAACAGTAGTAGATAAATTATTACAAGCGCTTATTGTAACACCAATTGATTACAATGAATTATTAGTCGGTGATAAAAATGCTATTTTAATTGCTGCTCGCATTTTAGGTTATGGTAAAGACTATCCTGTTACTTTTGGCGAAACAGAAATTAATGTTGATTTATCTACATTAGAAGATAAAATAGTAGATTTTTCTTTATTTAAACATGGTATGAATGAATTTGAATTTACTCTTCCTCATTCTACTAATAATATTACTTTTAAACTTTTAACACACGGTGATGAACAAAAAATCGAAGCTGAAATTAAAGGATTAAAAAAAATAAATCCAAACATTACAACTGATGTTACTACACGCTTAAAACATATTATCACTTCAGTTGAAGGTAAACGTGAACCAAAAGATATTCGTGAATTTGTTGATAATTATTTAATCGCTAAAGATTCTAGAGCTCTTCGTCAATATTATAATCAAATATCACCAGATATTAATATGAAATATAAACCAAATGATGAAAACTATACTGGGGAGGGTATAGAAATTTCTTTAGGTATTAACTTTCTTTGGCCTGACTCTGGACTATAGGTTGTATTTATTTAGACAAATACATGAAATAGTATTTCATGGAAATGGTGGATATGATTGGGATACTGTATATAATATGCCTATTTGGTTGCGTAAATTTACTTTTGAAACATTAAAAGAATATTTTGAAAAACAAAAAGAAGAAGCTGAAAAACAACAAAATCTACTAAAAAATAAACCAAGTAAAGAAATATCAAGACCAAACGTTACTTCTCCAAAACAACCAACATATGTAGCTAAAGCGCCCAAAAAGTAGGGCGCTTTAATATTTATATGATGTAATATTAAAGGTATGGATCCACAAGATCAACAAGAATTAAATAAACTATACGAAAAGTATATAGAATTACTACAGCAAGCCGATGGATTAACTCGCCAGCAAGCTCAAGGTTTTGCAGATCAAGCTAAAGCTGCGGGTAATTTAACTGCTTCTGTATCTAGACTTAATAAAGAATTAAATGATACTGTTTTTAAATCTGATTATTTATATCAAAGTTTTAGAGAAACAACTGCTGAATTAAAAAAACAAAATATATTATTACAAGCAGGAAAATCTATATTTAAAGGACTTACTAATTTATCTTCTGATTTAAACTACTTCCAGCAAGGTGTTACTGATTTAACTGAAAAACAGTTTAAGAAAAAAGGAGAAATCTTAGCTAAAAGTAAAATAGAATTAAAAAATGTACGAGATAGATTAGGAGAAGAAAAAGAAATTAATAATGTAAGACAATTTACTTTTAGACAAGAAAAACTCCTTAATGACTTATATGCTATAGATAATGAAAATTTAACCACAGCTCAGAAAAAATTACTTAATCAATTAAAAGAAGAAAAAGATTTATTTGAAGCAGCAAATAATGCTTTAAGTGAAGGAATACCTCTTTTGCAAAAAGAACTTAATATTTCTAAACAAATATATAATGTAAGAGAAGATCTAGGAGGTATAGCAACAGCAGCTGCTGGTGTAGTTTCAAAATATGGAGGTTCTTTAGCTCAATTCTTAAATATAGACGATGCTATTGATTCTGTAAAAAAATATAATCAAGAATTAATTGATGGTGCTTTAAAAAGTAAAGAAGTAATTAAAAAAATTAAAAATATTGAAGATCAAAGAATTGCTCTACTACAAAATTCTTTAAGAATTCAAGAAGAAATTCAAGCTAAAGAAAGAGAAATAGCAGCAGCTCAAGTTCAAACTAATCAAGAAGTTGCTCTTCGAAATGAATTATTAGATATTCAAAATCAACTCCAAACAGCAACCGGACAAGATGCTATTGATTTAGCTAGAAGACAGGCTTTAATTAGTCAAAACATATCTGATATTGATAATGATAGAGCAACTAGAATAGCTGATCTTCAAATTGAAAAAGACCGAAAGAAAAATGATTTACTAGCTGATGAACTAAATACCAAACAACAATTAGCAGATTTAGATAAAGAAGAAGATAAAGTTAAACAAGATGCTATTACTTCTGTTGATAATCTAGGTAATAAATTTAAATCATTAGGAGTACTTGTAAAAGGACTAGGAACTGGATTTAAAAAAGCGCTTACTGATCCTTTAACTATAATTACATTTTTTATAGATAAAGCACTTGATGCTAATAAACAAGTAGTTGAATTAGGTAAGTCTTTAGGATACGGAACTAATAGAGCAGATGCTTTTAGAGAATCATTAGTAAAGATAGAACGTAATTCTAAAAATATAAATGTTAATACAGCTAATTTAGTAGAAGCATTTGGACAATTATCTGAAGCTACAGGGTTTGCATATGAATTTACAGCTGATCAACTTGAAACACAAGTTAAATTAACTAAACAAGTTGGATTACAAGCAGATGAAGCAGCACAAATTCAACGTTTTGCTGTATTAAATGGAAAAACATCTGAAGAAACTTATAAATCATTTGTTAGAGGATTAACTGCTACTAGGAATCAACTTAAAGTTGGAATCAACTTTAAAGCAGCATTAGCAGAAGCAGTAAAAGTATCAGGACAATTAGCAGCTAATCTAGGAAATAATCCAGAAACAATTGCTAAAGCAGTAGTAACTGCTAAAGCATTCGGTATGACTTTAGAACAAGTTGCTAGATCAGGTGAATCTCTTCTTAATTTTGAATCATCAATTGAAAATGAGTTAAAAGCAGAATTATTAACAGGCAAACAACTTAATTTAGAAAGAGCAAGAGCCGCTGCTTTAGCTGGGGATCAAATAACATTAGCTGAAGAATTAAATAAAAATATAGGATCATCAGCTGAGTTTACTAAAATAAATGTATTACAACAGAAAGCATTAGCCGAATCTGTTGGAATGACTACTGACGAATTAGCTAATACTTTAAGAAAAAGAGAAGAAGCAATAGCAAGTGGAAAATCATTAGCACAAATAACAGAAGAAGAAGCAGCTGAAGCACTTGAAAGACAAGCAATACAAGATAAATTTAATGCTGCTATTTTAAAATTACAAAGTTTAATTGGTAATTTAGTAGCGGGTCCTTTAGGTAGTTTTATAGATTTATTAAGTGGAGCTTTAAATATTATAAATGAAATTGGTCCTGCTTTAAAAGCAATATCATATACATTTTTAGCTATAAGAGGAACACAATTAGTTCTTAACGGTCTTAAAAAAATATCTTTAGGATATGATATGGCATCTTATGTTCTAGCAGGAAAAAATCAAGGTCTATCAGTATTTGAACAAAGAAATAAAATAGCAAGAAACATATTAGATGAAAAAAATCTATTAACTAAAGTAGCATACAACATTCAAATATTTAGACAATTAGCAGCAGAACAAGGAGTAATGGCTGCTCTAAGAATGCAATTTGGATTACAACAAGCTACTCAAACAGTAAAAAAAGAATCTTTTTTAATTACAATGAAAGATTGGCTTTATGAAAAAGGAAAAGTAATTTGGTTAAATATCCAAAAAACAGGACTTATAGCAATTAATGCTTTAAAAAATGTAGGAGCTGTAATATCTAAAAAAGCTGCTATTACATCAATTGCTTCAGCAGCCATGGATGCTTTATCTGCTGCTGTATCTGGTATTGGTAAACTTTTAGGACCTTTTGCTATTCCTATAGGATTAGCAGCTGCTGCTGGTGTAGCAGCTTTAGGTTATAATTTATTAAAAGGTGATGATATAATGTCAGAAGGTGGCTATGGTAAACGCACATTATTAGCACCAGAAGGAGCAATTAGATTAAATGATAATGATACTGTAATTGCAGGTACTAATTTAGGTGGAGGTGAAAATATGTCAATGCCTCAAATTGATTTAACACCAATGATAGCAGCTATTAATGAAGTTAGAACTGCTATAGATAGATTATACAATAAAGATACATCTATTAATATGGATGGCAAAAAAGTAGGTACAACATTAGTACAAGGTTCATACAAAGTAGCTTAAAAATTAAATATTTATACTAAACATTAAAACTATGCCATTATTAGACAAATTACCAACCAGTACTTTAGGCTTAGGAGGAAATAAACCTCCCATTTTTGGAGTTGATCCTATTCCTCCAGGTTCATTACATAATACTTATTCTGTAGATAATATCCCAAATGTAACTTGGAGATTAATTAAAGGAAATTTAAGTATGAAACCATTACCTTCTACTTTAGATGAGTTAGATGCTAATGCTCCTAGTTTAAAACCAGTAGGTGTTGTATCTCAAGTATACAAATCCAAATCAGGCCGTAGATATAAAGATTTAGGTCCAAAAGAAGGACGTTATTAATACATATAAATGCCACTTCTTGATTTAAAAACCGATTTAAAATCTCTCAAATACGGAAACGACCAACCAGGAGGAGGTAGTAGTGGCCAACCATATGTAACAACTGATATTAATACAGTTGACACAGGATTTAACCGTTTTCGAATGACTAAATTCGATGATGGACTAGTTCGTGGGGGTATTGTTGGTGCTACTAATGCTTCAATTGTTGATACTATTCGTATAGGAAAATTTCTTAAGGATTTTCCAAAAGGTCCTTTATTTATTGCTAAACAAGTAGGTTTACAATTATCTAATCCTAGACTAGAAACAAAACAATTAAAGACAGATAATCCTACCTCTGGTGGTGGACTATTAAGAAATGCAGGTAATTTTATTCTCAATACAGCAAATAAAATTCAAAATGCTGTAGGTCCTACTCGTATTTATAATTTAGGCATCAATACACTTGCTCAAGTACCAGTTAATGCTTTTGGTCAACATATAGTAAGACATGGTTTTACTCCTAAACGCAACGATGATAATTTATATTTTAAAGTTGCTCAATATAATAATAATGAAGATAATAATAGATTAACTCAATTAAGATCTATATTAGGTAATACTAATGATATTGCTAATTATATTAGTGGTCCTTCATCTGTTTATGGTATTGGTAACACAATTATTAGAAGAAGAGGTGATTTTCTTATAGTAAATCAAGATATAACTGAAAATGAATGGGCTGTTAAAGAAGCCAAAGAAGCAGGAATATCATATAGATTAATAGGACATGAAGGAGGAACAAGAGACGGTTACACTGATGCTAGCAGAAGAATAACTAATTTTACAGGAGTATCAGATAAATCAGGATCGTTATTTGCTCCTAATCCTATATTTTATAGAGATGGTAAATCAATTCAGTCTGTATTTAATGGGAGAAGAGATAATACTCCATTAGGATTAAATGATCAAATAGCTTCTGCTAATGATATTACAGATTCAAAATATAATGCTTTAGTACAAGAAGCAAGCGCTAGTGATGGTATGAGAATACCTGATAGATTTGTTGGTGTCTCTACTAGAACATCTTCATCATTTGCTCCTAATATATTTCCTAATTTAACTTCTAATACTAATAAACCACAAACATTAGATGATAAAACTATAAAAACATATAAATCTTCATCTTTTGGGTATGATGGAAATAGCTTAGTATTACAAAAGGATTTAGGAGTTTCAAATCAATATTTTTCTGGGTCAAATATTGATATAATACAACCTGGAGCTACTTATGGTCGAACTAATGCTCCAAAAACAAAAATACAAACAAACAATAATGATACCGGATCAATTAGAAGAGCTAGTATTATTGATCCTGGAATAACACCTATATCTAGAAATGCTTCTTATCAAACATATCAAAAAATAATTGAATCTAAAAATTTAAGAGAAAAAAAATATACTGATGGATTTAATGATATAAATACATTTGGAATATATGGTAATAGTTTACCGGACGGAATAGTAAAAGACTTAAATAATAGAATTTTACCTGATTCAAATCAATCTCCTGTTTATTATAGCAGTAATAGCAACAAAATATTAGTTACTCTTAAATCTTGGAAAGAAATAAATCGTGAAACAAGAATAGGTAATGGAATACAAGATAGTATTAATTTAACTCCTATATTTTCAAGTACTACATCTATTGATAGTACTGTAACAATTTCTGGAAAAGATTATACTATAAATGACTTAGTTAAATTTAGAATTCAAGCATTAAACGGAGAAGATCCAACCAACTCTAATTACATGGTATTTAGAGCATACTTAACTCAATTTTCAGATAATACAGATCCTAAATGGAATCCAGTACAATATGTTGGTAGAGGTGAAGAATTTTATATATATAATGGTTTTACTAGAAAAATACAAATTGGTTTTAAAGTAGCAGCATTATCCGTTGAAGAAATGGAACCAATGTATCAAAAATTAAATTATTTGATGAGTAATGTAATGCCTGACTATAATGGTGTTTTAATGAGAGGTCCAATGGTAAAAATGACAGTAGGTAACTGGATTGATGGACAAGATGGTATACTAACTTCTGTAGGATATACTATACCAAATGATTCTCCTTGGGAAGTAGCTTTAAATGGCGTAAATTCTGATAAATTACTGGTACTTCCCCATGTTGTAGAAGTAAGTTTAGGATTTACACCTATTGGTTCTCAAACTAAAGGTATTAATAAAATATCTGAAAAGAGATTAAATATATCTCATATTGCTCAAAATTATAATGGATACCAATATATAAAATAATTATGAATCGCTACGATAATCCAACCATATTAACAACTCAAAATACATATCGTCCATACTATAAAGGAAAATTTTATCCTAATATTCCTTTATCAGAAAACGATGTATATGTTATTACTACAGTTGGTGATAGACTAGATTCATTAGCATATAGTTATTATCAAGACGCTAATTTATGGTGGGTAATAGCAATGGCAAATAATAATATAACTAGAGGAGCATTATACCCAGCTCCTGGCACTCAATTAAGAATACCAGTAGATATTAATACTGTTCTTAGACAATTTAACCAATTTAATCAAGTAAGATAATGTTATGTCTATATTTAAAGATACATTTAAGTCAGAAATTCAAGAACAGCTAAAAGCTAGGCAAGACGCTATATTTGAACGTACTCCTACTGCTATTCAATATTATAATGCTCGTAACGCTTGGATTAGAATGAGTTCTGCTGTTAATGTATCACTTACTAAAGGGGCACCTCCTACTAATGAATTAGCATCAAAATACATTTTACAAGGAGGTATATTAAATAATAATACTTTAAAATCAGGAATAGGAAATACAACTAATAATGCTTACAGCACATTAACTCCCGGAGGTGGAACTAATAGACTAGGTATTCGTCCTATGCCTGGTATTACTGGGATAGAAGTAAAATCTAAATCAGCGTATGGTTCATTAAGAGAAGTAACTGTAAATTTTAATGCTTGGGACATACGTCAATTAGAAGATTTAGAATTACTTTATATGCGTCCTGGTTATACTGCATTAATAGAGTGGGGATGGGCTCCTTATTTAAATAGTAATAAACAATTACAAAATCTTTTTAATTATCTTGATATTATTAACCCACCCAGTGGATTAACTAAAGAAAAAATATTTAAAGAAATATATGATACTGCTGTTAAAAAATATGGAGGTAATTATGATGCAATGTATGGTTATGTAAAAAATTATAGTTGGTCTGCTCGCCCTGATGGGGGATATGATTGTACTACTACCATAATTTCTATAGGTGAAGTAATGGAATCATTAAAAGTTAATTATACTCCATTTAATAATATGGATAAAATAACAGGAGGTGGTGGATTAATAGGTACAGATAATAAGGAAGATGATTTAAAAGAAGCATATACAAAAAATATATTAGCAGGATTATTTTATGAAATATGGAATATTGGAAAAGATAAAAATGAAAATGAAATATTTTCTTTTCCTGATAAAAAAGGAAATACATATAATGCTTTTAAAACAGTAATTAACATAAATGGAGGAGCAGAAAATAATGACGATACAGGAGAAGTAGGAGCAAGTGATGAACAAGTATATATTACTTTAGAAAGTCTATGTACTTTAATTAATAATCATGTTACATTTATTGATTCTAATAGTAAACAGGCATATATAACTTGTTCTGTATTTGATAGAGAATACGATAAAAATTCACCTAATAAACCTAATTCAGATACAGGAGAAGGAGGATATTTACTATGTTTAGGACATCCTCTTCAAATTTCAATGGATCCTTCTGTATGTGCAATTAATCCTTCTTTTTGGCTTAGTGGCCAATTACCTTCAGTAACAACCGTAGAAAAACTTAATCCTCCAATAGATACAAATGTTGTAGTATATGATAATATAGTTGATGATGCTACATATAATAATTTAATTAAAGAAATAGAAATAACACTATCAACTACTAATCTAACTACTAGCACAAATATTATTACAGGAACTAATACAACTGCTACTATTGTTACTAATAATGTTAATGAAAATAAAATAATAAGTTTACTTTCTTCAACATTAAAAGGAGATTTAAATAAAGTAAAAGAATTATCTCGCAGGTGGCATGAAAAATATCCTGCAACTATTACTACTACTTCTGCTACTACTGTTACTACTGGTTTTAATACTGCTGCTCCCTTAACAACAGGAGTCACCAGTGTTGCTGCTAATTCTTTATATGATAAATTAAATAAAGTTCTTAGTTCTTCTCAAATAGATCAAGCTTTAGGAGGTAAAAATCTTTCAGGGGCACTTCAACAAAACCCAGCAATATCAGAAAAACAAAAATTAGAAAAAACAAAAAAAGAAATCGAAGAAAAACAAACAAAAGCTTTATCTGAAATAGGTAATATAGCTTATTTAAGTAAATTAAAACCATTTTTTTATAAAAATGATCCATCAACTGAATTAGGTATTATAGGAAATATATATGTTAATGTAAATTTTTTATATAGGTTAGCTTTAAATAATGATTTAGAATCTAGAGATAATAAAGAAAAAAACGATATTAATTTATATGACTATTTAAAAAGTGTAATGTCTGAAGTAGCTTCTTCTATAGGTAATGTAAATAATTTTGATATTCATGTTGATCCTATAGATAATATTATAAGAATAATAGATGTAAATTATGTAGATACAATAAGTAGAAAAGAAGTATATGATAATTTATTTATATTAGAAATGCATAATATTAAATCTACTGTTAGATCATATAAATTAGAATCACAAATATTTCCTGATCAATCAACTACTATAGCGATTGGTGCTCAAGTAGGTGGAGGTGCAATGGCTACTGATAATAATACAATGTTAGATTTTAATAAAGGTTTAGAAGATAGAATTACATCTAAAAAACAAGATGTGTTAGCTGATCCAAATCAACCTACAGCTGAAAACATTGCTAATCAATTAAAAAACTTATCATCTATTTTTGATGTATTTTATGATTATTTTTCTGAATTAGATGATACTACTATTATTATTAAAGTAGAAGATGCAGATTTTAATACGGAAAAAGCAGGACAGTATAAGAATGCTTTAAGGGATTTAATTAATTTTTATCAAAATCTAACTAAATCTAATATAAAAAATAGAGCAATTATTCCTACTAAATTATCTATTACTATGGATGGTATAGGAGGATTAGTAATAGGTCATATGTTTAAAATACCTGAAGACTTATTACCTAGAGGGTATAGAGGAGAAACTTTAGGTTCTAAATTAGGTTACGTAGTAACTGGGATAGGACATTCTATATCTAATAATGATTGGACTACTAATATTGATGCTCAAACAATTATACTAGATGAACCATCAGGAGCTGATTTGACATTTACTGATATTGTAAATACAAATAATAAAAATGCAGCAATAAATAAAATTAATAATACAGAAAGTAATAAAGTAGATCCTAATATTAATCAAAAATACAGAGTAAATCCTCCTTATAAGAGTTTAGTTATTGCTGCTAAACAAAGTATTGGGTTTTCAACAGTCCCAATACCTCTTACCCAAAACGGAAATGTAGGTTGCGCAGCAGCAGTAAGTGTTATGTTTTTAAGAGCAACAGGATATCAAATTCATCCTAATAAAGATATAGAATTATCTACTATTGATTTATATAATTATCTTTTTAAAAATACAGATAAATGGAAAAAAAGAGATAGATGGGAAAATGCTAAACCCGGAGATGTTATAGTAACTGCTAGAAAAGTTAAAGCTGGTCATACTGGTATTGTTATTGATACAATAAATACTGATGGAAGTTATAATATTATTTCTAATTCATCTTCTGGATTTGCTGGGAGTGCTCCTGGGATAATACAACAAAATTATTCTATTTTAAAATGGAATAAAGTATATTATAGAAATCAATCCCAAACTGCTGCTTTTGAATATATAGGACCTTATATATAAAATTAAAATAAATGAGAATACCAGCTAATATTATAAAATATAATTATACTTCAGGTAATGAATATGCTTATGTTTCAAATTATAAGTATTATCAAGGATATTATTATGAATTGAATAATAAATTTTTTGCAGGCAAAGAATTTAATACTAATTCTCTAGAATTAATTAAAACAACTAGTAATAATAATATTAATACTTTATTAACTCAAGCATCAACTTATGTTTATGGATTAATATCTAAAAAATCTTCTCAACAATTATCTTCTCCTAAATTTAACTCACTATCAAAATCAGATTTAGATACTGATCAAGAACTTATTGAAACATATTATGCTAAAAAAATAAATATTAATCCTATAATTATAAAACAAATAGATAAGAAAACATTCGAAGAATTAAAAAAAGATTTATTTTATCAAATAACATCTCTTAAACCAGATCGCTCTAATTTAGAAGAAGCTGAAAAGCAAATGCCTGGTTTAAAGGCTTTTTTGGAAAGCTAAAAAATTTTCGTTAACTTTAAACCATAAAGGTTATGATATATGTTTTATATTGTCGAACGTTCGGATCAATTGTTTTCTCAATCGTTTAACGATTGCTTTGTTAGATTTATTTCTAAAAACGATAATTATCATCCGTCACTTACGTCGCTAAGTCTAATATATGTTAGACCGCTTAATGGAAAGAAAGGATACATTTTGTGTTTAGATCACAATGAATCATTTAGTATATCTCAAACTGAAATTATTGATTGGTTATCTAATAACACAGGTAAACTATGGGTATTAGATAAAAAAGAAGCATTACATTGGGTATATCCACTAGCTAATAAATTGTATGATACTCAGTTACTCGAATCTATTGATTTAACTGAAATATCTGGTAATAACTGTATTAATCATTATTATAGAAATAATATTAATTTATCTAATATTAATTGTTTAATACCAATCAGTAAACACTATGAAGAGTGTGAAAAAATATTTCAAGCAATACTACCTATAATACAAAAATACACCCCCAGTAACACACAATTTCAATTTCAAAACTTTAATACAGTAAACGTATTTTATAATATAGAAAAAAACGGTATAAAAGTAGATAAAAACTGCTTTATTGATTGTTACGGTGATGATTTAAAATATCCCGAGTTTAGTCTATTTAAAGGAAGAATATATTCTTCTTATAATTTAAATACTACTACGTCTCGTCCATCTAACACATACAATACTATTAATTTTGCAGCGTTAAATAAAACAAACGGAGAACGTTTATGTTATAGACCAAATAATGATTCATTTATAGAAATAGACATTCAGGGTTATCATCCACGATTAATAGGTGAATTAGTTGGTTTTGAATTTCCTAAAGATAGAAACACATATGATTACCTAGGTGAATTACTCAATGTATCACAGCAGGAAGCTAAAGAATTAACGTTTAAGCAATTATATGGTGGTGTTTGGAGTGAATATCGTAATAAACCATTCTTTAAAGACGTAATAAAATATATTGATGATTTATGGGATACATACCAATACGGTGGTTATTACGAAACTAAAAATAAAATATTTACACATGATAAAACAATGACTATTAATAAATTATTTAATTATGTAATTCAAAGTTATGAAACATCAACTAATGTTCAATTACTTGAATTAATTTTAGATTATTTAAAAGATAAAAAAACAAAATTAGTATTATACACATATGATGCCTTTTTATTTGATTACAATAAAGAAGATATTAATTTAATTCAAGAAATAATAAATATGATAAAATACCCAGTAAACATTAAACAAGGTAAAACATATCATGGCTTAACTAAAATCTAAATATTTATGACGGAATATAATTTGTTTGATCAATTGAATAAACTTTTTTGTACTTTTACTTTGCCTGATGAATTAGAATCTACTATCGGTAATATAAACCGCCGATATTCTATATTATATAATAAAATATTTATACTTGAATCGCCTCAAAGTAACGAGTTAGTATGTACTTATAATATAGATACAGGCAATGTTATTGATACTCCATTACCAAATACTATTTTAGTACATCGTAAAAAAGAATCAAATACACTTTACACTATCAATGCTTTAAACACATTGATTAGACAACTTAATGAAGGAAGGCTAGATAAAAATTATATAGTTAATTGGTTAGATTATAGAAATTGTATATTATTGAATAATGGTCCTGAATTACGTCGCTTAGACACAGCTATTTATAAAATTATAGACTTAGCAAAATAATGGCTACATATACATCAAATCAATTATATGGCTCCGGTTCAATCGGAGAAAATTTATCAGGATTAAAAACATTTACGTTTTATAATGCTGATGCTTCAACTGGTTATTTTACTTTAGAGACTATAAGAAATGCTGATGGATTTTACAATAGTGGTTCTAAAACTAACGCAGTAGGAACATGGGTTGTGTCATCATCTATAGGATTTGTTTCATCATCTCATATAGCTTCTGCTGTTATCTCTCCAGGCACATCATCACTTACATTTACGCCAGCAGTTGCAGTTACAGGTTCGACCTATTATTTAAGAGGAGCAGGGAACTTTACCTTGATCATATCTTAAGTTTTGATAGGCAAAACAAATTTGTTATTTTTAATTCTAAATTATATTAGTTATGGACATTAATCTTGCAAAGCAGAAGTTAGCCGCTGCTCAAAATAAAGGGCAACAGAAGTACGAAAAAGTTGATTACAGTAAAATTTTCTTCAAACCAAAACCAGGTAAGTACCAAGTGCGTATTTTACCTAACAAGTACGACAAAACATGGCCTATTCGTGAAGTACGATTCCATTATGGTTTTACTAAAGGACCAATTGTAGCACTTACTAATTGGGGTGAAGCTGATCCTATTGTTGATTTTGCAAAACAATTGCGTAAATCATCCGATAAGGAAGATTGGCAATTAGCTAAAAAAGTTGAACCTAAATCTCGTTATTTTGCTGCTGTAGTAGTACGTGGTGAAGAGCATTTGGGTGCTCGTTTGTGGGAATTTGGTAAGTTAACTAATGATCAACTCGTTGGTATTGCTGCCGATGATGATTATGGTGATTTTACCGACATTACAGACGGTCGTGATTTTACAATCGAAGCAACTGAAGATATAGTTGCTGGTAGAAAAGGTATTAAATGTGCATTGAGAGTTAAACCAAAAACATCTCCTATTTCTGAAGATGCAGTATTAGTAGAAAAAGTGCTTAATGAACAACCCGATATTCTCGGAATTAATCGTAAATATGATTACGATCAATTGAAAGATGTATTGGCTAAGTGGTTGAATCCTGAAGCAGAAGAAACAGCTACTGCAACTACTGCAACTACTACAGCTGCTGTAACAGAAGAAGATGATTTCTTAACTGAAATGAATAAGCCCGTAGCACCTGCTTATTCTTTAGAAACCAAAGCTAAAACAAGCAATGCAGATAAATTTAATGACCTTTTCAATGATTAATTATGGCACGAACAAAAGATAATACCTTAACATCAATAGTGTCAGAATCACTTAAAAAGTCATTTGACATTGACGCATTTAAAAAATCTAAGTTTCTAGATCAATCCTCTAAGTTTAAAAAACAAAAATGGATTCCATTCTCTTCAGCAGTGAAAGAAGCACTTTCAATTCCTGGGATTCCTATGGGTCATGTTTCTATTGCTAGAGGTGGTTCAGATACGGGTAAAACTACTTTGATGATAGAAGTAGCAGTTGCTGCTCAAAAGATGGGTGTATTGCCCATCTTTATCATCACTGAGATGAAATGGGACTTTGCTCACGCTCAAACAATGGGATTACAGCTTGAATCTATACCTGATGAAGAAACAGGTGAAATAATGAATTATAAAGGTTTCTTCTTATACGTGGATAGAGCATCACTTAATACTATTGAAGACGTAGCTGCATTTATTGCTGATATACTCGATGAACAAAAGAAAGGAAAACTACCTTATGATTTATTGTTCCTTTGGGACTCGGTAGGATCAATTCCATGTGAAATGAGTGTTAAACAAGGCAATAACAATCCAATGTGGAACGCTGGAGCTATGGCTACTCAATTCGGTAACTTTATTAATCAGCAATTTCCATTATCACGTAAAGAAACATCAGCTTATACTAATACATTCTTTATTATTAATAAAACAGGTGTTCAACCAGCATTAACTCCTATGTCTCAACCTCGTATGACAAATAAGGGTGGTAATGCAATGTATTGGGATGCATCAATTGTAATTACATTTGGTAATGTAACTAATAGTGGTACAAGTAAGATTCACGCTCAACATAAGGGTAAAAAAGTTGAGTTTGCTAAACGTACTAAAATAGCAATTGATAAGATTCATGCTGACTGTGGAGTAGCAACTACATCTACTGTAATTGTAACACCACATGGATTTATTCCTGACGATAAAGATGAAGAAAAAGCATATAAAGCAGCTCATGCATCGGAATGGTTTGGAACTAATATTAATATAGATGAAATCCAAATTACAGAAGATAATAGCGAATGGGAAGAGAGTAGTAAAATATCACCTATTGTGGAAATAGATAATGATGAAGTAAACTAAAATATGAGTAAAAAATATCATGAACTCTTATCCAACATACAACCAGATATACGAAAAGAATTCAATTCAATTCTAATAGTAGACGCATTCAATACGTTTTTGAGAAACTTTACTATGATTAACCACATAAATCCTGACGGGCACCATATTGGTGCCCTCACAGGATTTCTAAAATCAGTAGGTTATGCTATTCGTGTATGTGATCCAACTAAAGTAGTTATTGTATTTGATGGTGTTGGAAGTTCAAACGCAAGACGAAATTTATTCCCTGAGTATAAAGCAAATAGAAATGCTAATCGCATGACTAACTACTCTATATTTACTTCTAAAGAAGAAGAAACAGAGAGTATTAATAATCAAATGGAACGTTTAATCCAATACTTAAAATGTCTACCAGTTACTATTATCGGTATTGATAGTTTAGAAGCAGACGATATTATTGGTTATTTATCTTCACGATTTGCCGATTATGAAGAAACTCAAAGAGTAACTATTATGTCTGCTGATAAAGATTTTCTTCAATTAGTAAGTGATAAAACACACGTTTATTCTCCAACTAAAAAGAAAATATATACTCCAAAAGATGTACTAGAAGAATATAATGTTAGCAGTACTAATTTTATTAATTATAAAATACTATTAGGAGATCAATCAGATAATATACCTGGGATAGATGGTATTGGGCCAAAAAAGCTTATTAAATTATTTCCAGAGCTAATAAATGATCATAGAATTACTCTAGAGAATATAATAAAAAAATCAGCTGAATCAATTAATGAAAATAAGCTATATTTGTCTGTTATAGAAAGAAGACAGCAATTATTAATTAATGAAAAACTAATGTCTTTGGATGGAAGTTTCTTATCACCAGAGAATAAACAGCTAGTGAAAGACGCTTTTAATAGTTCTTATGAGTTAAATATACCTATATTTGTTCAAATGTATCATAATGACAAGTTAGGAGAAAGTATTCCTAATGTACAGTCATGGATCTTACAACTGTTTGGTTATCTAAATTCTTTTAAATAAATTTATAAAAAGTTACGAATGACAACTCTTCAAAAATTATCAACGTATGGTGCTGTATTTCAATTAAAAGTATTAGGAGCTCTACTTACACAACGACAATTTCTACTTAATATTATTGATTCGCTTGATTCTGATTATTTCGAATCAAGTGCTCATAAGTGGGTTATAGAATATATTCAAAAATATTTTAGTGAATACCACACTACACCTACAGTAGAAACAATGTCTATTGAAGTAAAGAAAATTGATAATGAAGTATTAAAAATATCAATAACAGAGACACTTAGAGAAGCTTATAAATTATCAGATCAGAGTGATTTAGAATGGGTTGAAACTGAATTTAGTACCTTCTGCCGTAACCAACAAGTAAAAAAAGCAATTTTAAATTCAGTTAGTTTACTTGAAATAAACGATTTTGATAGTATATTTCAATTAATTAGTAAAGCAGTTAAAGCAGGTGAAGATAAAACAGTAGGCCTAGATTATAATTTAGATATTGAAGCTAGATACCGTGAAGATGATAGAAACACAATTCCATTTCCTTGGGCTACATTTAATGATTTAACACAAGGTGGTTATGGTAAAGGTGATTTAGTACTTGTATTTGGCAATCCAGGCGGCGGTAAATCATGGGCTGTAACAGCAATGGGTGCATATGCTGCTGCTTTAGGATTTAATGTAGTACATTATTCACTTGAATTAGGTGAAGGATATATAGGTAAAAGATACGATGCTGTATTTTCTAGTATTGAAGTAGATAAATTACATTTACATCGTAAAGAAGTAGATGAAATAGTAGGTAAAGTAAAGGGTAAAGTAATTATTAAAGAATACCCACCTAAAAGAGCATCATTCGATACCATTGAATCACATCTTCAACAACTTGAACACCAAAATAACTTCAAACCAGACTTAATCATTATTGATTATCTTGATTACATGCGTACACGTTCAAGAAAAGATCGTAAAGAAGAAATCGATGATGTTTATATAGCAGCTAAATCATTTGCTAAGGAAAAAGGTATTCCTATTGTATCACCTTCACAAGCAAATAGAGGAGCAGCAAAATCTGATATTATTGAAGGTGATAATGCAGCAGGTTCATATGAAAAAATAATGATTGGTGATATTATTTTATCTTTAGCACGTAAACGTAAAGATAAAGTTGAAGGTACTGGTAAATGGCATATTATGAAAAATAGATATGGTGCTGATGGTTTAACTTTTAAATCTAAAATTAATACTTCAAACGGTTTTATTGAAGTAGATGATAATCCAATTGACGATGATGAAATAGAAACAAATAGTAAAACAGTAAATAATTTTTCGGATGTTGATGTTGAAGAAAGACAAATACTCCAAAAGAAATTTTTTAAGCTTGAACAATAATACTATATTTATCACCCCAAAATAAAAAGATTATGATAATAGTAAAAAAATTCTTTGCAAAATGGTGTCAACCATGTCGCCAATTAGCTCCTTTATTTACTGAAATAGAAAAATCATTCCCAAATGTTTCGTTTGAAACTATTGATGTAGATGTATCACCTGAAGAAGTACAAAATCATTCTATAACTAGCGTACCAACAGTTATAATTTTTAAAAATGGAGCCGCTAAGCAGCGCTATGTAGGTATACAGCCAAAATCTACATACATAGATACTATCAATTCACTTATTTAAGATTTAAAATAGATATAAAATGGACGTAACGCAAGAGATCCTTAGTGATATTACTACTTACATGAAATATAGTAAGTATGTACCTGAAAAACAGAGAAGAGAGACATGGTATGAGTTAGTAACTCGAAATAAAGAAATGCATCAAGAAAAATTTCCTCAATTAAAAGATGAAATCGAAGAAGCTTATAAATTGGTCTATGCTAAAAAAGTATTACCATCAATGCGTTCACTGCAATTTGCAGGAAAACCCATTGAACTTAATAATACTCGTATATTTAATTGTTCTTTTCTCCCTATTGATGATTGGAGATCATTTAGCGAAATAATGTTTTTGCTTTTAAGTGGATGTGGAGTAGGATATAGCGTTCAGAATCATCATATAGATAAATTACCTGAAATTACTATTCCTATTAAAACAAAGCGTTATTTAGTAGGTGATAGTATTGAAGGATGGGCTGATGCTGTTCGTATGCTTTGTAAAGCATACTTTCAAGGAGCACCACTTCCATTATTTGATTTTAGAGATATTCGTCCTAAAGGGGCTCAATTAATTACTGTAGGCGGTAAAGCACCTGGCCCAGAACCACTTAAAGAATGTTTATTTAATCTTCAAAAAGTATTTGATAGAAAGAAAAACGGCGATAGATTATCATCAATCGAAGCACATGATATAGCTTGCCATATTGCAGATGCTGTATTAAGTGGTGGTATTAGAAGAGCAGCATTGATTTCATTGTTTGATTTAGATGATGAAGAAATGTTGACATGTAAGTTTGGTAATTGGTGGGAAGAAAATCCACAACGTGGTCGTGCTAATAACTCTGCTGTTGTATTACGCCATAAAATAGATGAAGAAGAATTCTTTAAATTATGGAAAAAAATTGAATTAAGTAATAGTGGTGAACCTGGTATTTACTTTAGTAATGATAAAGATTGGGGTACTAATCCATGCTGTGAAATTGCTTTACGTTCATACCAATTCTGTAATTTATGTGAAATCAATGCATCTAATGTTGAATCACAAGAAGATTTAAATGAACGAGTTAAAGTAGCATCTTTTATTGGTACTTTACAAGCATCATATACTAACTTTCATTATTTGAGAGATATATGGCAAAAAACAACTGAAAAAGATGCTTTACTTGGTGTAGGAATGACAGGTATTGGATCAGGAGCAGTATTAAAATATAATTTGAAAGAAGCAGCAGATGTAGCTAAAGAAGAAAACGAACGAGTAGCTGAATTGATTAGTATTAATAAAGCAGCTCGTGTAACTACAGTTAAACCATCAGGTACTAGCTCATTAGTATTAGGTACATCAAGTGGTATTCACGCTTGGCATAATGACTATTATATTCGCCGTATTCGTGTAGGTAAAAACGAAGCTATCTACTCTTACTTAGCTATTAATCATCCAGAATTAGTTGAAGATGATTTCTTCAAACCAACAATTCAAGCTATAATTTCAGTACCTCAGAAAGCACCAGAAGGTTCTATCTTAAGAACTGAAAATGTAATTGATATGCTTGAGCGTGTTAAGAAATTCAATACACAATGGGTTAAAAAAGGACATCGCAAAGGAGCAAATACAAATAACGTATCAGCAACTGTATCAATTAAAGAAGGTGAATGGGAAGAAGTAGGTAAATGGATGTGGGAAAATAAAGAAACATTTAATGGTTTATCTGTATTGCCTTATTTTGGAGGTACTTATATACAAAGCCCTTATGAAGATTGTACTAAAGAACAATTTGAAGAAATGGTAACTCATTTACATGGTATTGATCTTACTAAAGTAGTTGAATTTAGTGATGAAACTGCTTTAATGGATCAAGCAGCATGCAGTGGTGGAGCGTGCGAAATAGTATAATATGGCTGAATTTATAAAAGATATTCATTATTATATGGATGATACGAGGGTAGTATTTACTGCCCTCTATCATATCGAACGTGGTTATTGTTGTGGGAATAAATGTAAACATTGTCCATATGATCCAAAATATAAAAAAGAAAATAAGGCTTTGGCAAAAGAATTTATTAACTTAAACCCAGAATATAAAAATAAATGAAATTACTCTTAGCTAAGTTAGATAAAGAAATAAATAGTTACGCATACGCTGCTACTCATCATATAATAAAAACATCAAAAGATTTATTAAAATCAGAAGAAGAACAATATAAACAAATAAATAATATTTTTACAAAAGTAATACAAATGAATCCAGATAAAATACATAAACGAGTACTTGAAATACAAGATAATTTAGATTCAACACCAGATGAAAATAAAATAGAAATGTTAAATGAAATATTAAATATGGTGTCTCAAATAGAGCAATCACTGTCAGAAGTAAAAATAGATATAGAATCTCTTAATAATGAAAATGAATAAAAAATGAAATCTTATCTAGAAGCTTTGTTCACATTTGCCGGAATTATAGGAATACTTGCTATTGTACTTGGACTTCCTGTTATGTTACTATGGAATTGGTTAATACCTTCAATTTTTGGACTTACTAAAATAACACTTTGGCAAGCAATAGGTATTAATATTTTATGTACTATTTTATTTGGAAATCATAATAGTAAATTAAATAGTGAAAAATAAAATAATATGAGTAAATTTATATCAACAAAATTGTTTGACGGTTTTAGTTGTGTATTCCGTCAATGGAAAGCAGAAGGAACACATTGTCGTTTTTTACATGGTTATGGGATATCATTTAGAGTATGGTTTGAAGGTGAATTAGATGAGCGTAATTGGGTTTGGGATTTTGGACATGCTAAGCGATCACAATACAAAATAGATGGATTAAGTCCTAAAGAGTGGATGGATTATATGTTTGATCATACTACAATTATAGCAGAAGATGATCCTGGAATTGGTGGATTTAAAACAATGGATCAATTAGGTATTATTCAATTAAGGATAATTCCCGCTGTTGGGTGTGAGAAGTTTGCTGAGTATATTTATAATAAACTTAATCCATGGGTTATAAGTGATTCTAATGGAAGAGTTAAGATAAAACAAGTGGAAGTAAGAGAACATGAAAAAAATACCGCTATATATGAAGAATAGAAAAAAACATATATACCCACATTATACTGAAGGACACTGGGATGAAACTGATATTAAAATAGATGTGTCTACTTATAAAAAAATAAATAAATGGACTAAAAAGTATGCTAAAGCATCTAATTGGTTAGGTAAGTGGTATTGTCAAATTCAAATTGATAAATTAAAAAAGAAAATATCGTTATGAAAGTTTCACATGAACTTCCACCTTCATTGATGGATTATAGTTATGAATGGAATGATTATGAATATTGTTTACCCCATTTATTAGATAAATCAGAATATTATAAATTATTCTTTCAAAAAGCATATTTAGATAAACGTTTTATTATTATGGACAATGGGTTATTTGAAGGAATAACACATACAACAGAAGATTTATTATCTAAAATTGAATGGCTACAACCAGATATATTCATTGTACCTGATGCTTGGAATGATTCATCAATTACTCTTCGTAATGCTAAACATTGGGTTGTAAATTATAAAAAATATTTACCTGAAAAAACAGCGTTAATGGCTGTACTTCAAGGAAATAATTTTGGTGAATTATTAACTACATATCAAATATTAGTTGATTTAGGATATAAACATATAGCTTTTAATCATTCATCTGCTGCTTATCAAACAATAGGAGCTAATATATCTACATTAGATAAACAAATGGTAGGTAGACATTATCTAATAAATAAGTTATTAGAAACTAATACAATGAATCAATCTTATTATCATCATTTATTAGGATGTTCATTACCTCAAGAAATAATGTTATATAAAAGTAATGATATATTTAAATATGATTGTTTAAAATCAATAGATACTTCTAGTCCTATAATTAATGGTGCTTTAGGAATAAGATATAAAGACAATGGTCTTAAAGATAAACCTAAAGAAAAAATAGAAGAATTTTTTGATAAAGACTTGAGTGGGCAACTTGAAGATATTAAATTTAACATACAAAAATTTAAAAGTTATATAAAATGAAAAAACAAGCAGTATTATCTTTAAGTGGAGGTATGGATAGCTCTACATTGCTGCTTCATCTACTCGCCAATGGCTATGAAGTTACAGCTTTATCTTTTGATTATGGACAAAAACATCGTGTTGAACTTGAACGTGCTGCATCATTAATTAGATATCTAAACACTAATTGGAATAATGACTATTATTTCCCATTAAGACATCAAATTATTAAACTAGATGGATTACAACAACTACTTAACTCAGCATTAGTTGAAGGTGGAGATGATGTCCCTGAAGGACATTATGAGCAAGAAAATATGAAAGAAACTGTTGTTCCTAATCGCAATAAAATCTTCAGTTCACTTATCCAGGCAGTAGCATTATCACTTGCTACTAAACCCGTAGATGATGATTGCGATGTAAGACAAGGAGTAAATATTGCACTTGGAATTCATGCAGGTGATCATGCTATTTATCCTGACTGCCGTCAAGAGTTTAGAGATGCCGATATGGAAGCATTTAGAATTGGTAATTGGGATTCTGACTTAGTAAATATTTATACACCTTATTTACATACTGATAAGTTCGGTATATTACAAGATGGATTAGAGTGCTGTGAAAAACTTAATCTTGATTTTAACGAGGTATACAGTAGAACTAATACAAGTTATAAACCAATATGGATTGACGGTGATGGAGGTAATAATAGAAATATTATAGACGGGAAATGGTACTCAGACTATAAATCAGCATCATCAGTAGAACGTATTGAAGCATTTATTAAACTTGGTCGTCCTGATCCTGTAAATTATGCTGATTTAAGTGGTCCTGTGTCTTGGGAAGTAGCTAAAGCACATGTAGAGAAAGTTTTGGAGAGGGCAAAATAAAATTTTAACTTCAAATATATAAAAATTTAAACTTTAGTTATGAGTAAACAACAAACAAAAAATACAAGATTGAACAGTATTGAAAAACTTAATTTTTTCAAGGCTCGTCAACGTAAAGGAGATTTGACACGTATTGCTGACGGTACTGGATATTCGGAGTCTCATGTATGTAACGTAGTAGCAGGTCGTCGTTCCGTTCCTCAAGTAATGGCAAATGAGATGTATAAAGTATCTCGTCGTCGTGTAGAAAACAGTGAGTTTGTTTAATTCACGTCCTCAACATCCTCACCTTAATTGGTGGGGATGTTTTTTATTTTATCAATATGATACATTTAATTGAACACACGTTAGGTTTATGCGGTGAACATCACATTAGTATTTTAGGAATTTTGGAATGGCCAAATTTAAATTTTATATTTAATTATATAAAATATACTAAGAAATAACCATGCAGCAGAATTTAGAATATAGAGCGCCTAATAAAATGTGGGGTCAAGCAATAACTCACATAGAAATAGATAAAGAAGGAAAAATGTGGGCACATAATGAAGAGTATGCAACTCAAATTAATTACTGTCCCTTTACTGGTGCACCTGCTCCTACTAAAATGATAGTAATAGATAAAGAAAAATATAAATCATATATTAATGAGCAAGATCAATCTAAATAAATTACTTATAAGTTCAGACTTCTATAGTGTACAAGGCGAAGGTATAAGTAGCGGAGTACCATCATACTTTGTTCGTTTAGGTGTTTGTAACCTAACTTGCGGTATGAGTAGAGTATTCGCTAATCAATTAGCTAAAGAGCAGAATTTAGAAGATGGAGAAATATTCGTAGGTGATTTACAAGCAGAAGGTAAAGCAACTTGGACTTGTGATTCTACAAGTCAGTGGCTATGGAGGGGTGAAGATAAAGATTTTCAATATCTAATTGATCGTTGGAAAGAACAAGGTATCTACGATGATATTAAGAATGGTACTATTCATATTATTTGGACTGGTGGTGAAACTACAATTAAAGAACATCAGGAAGCAATTAGAAATTTTATTTGGTATTGGAAATCTATAGACCCATCTATTAATGTAATATATTCAGGTGGTTTAGTACAAACAGATAAAATCACAGCGTTTAGTGAAATAGAAACAAATGGTACCGTTTATATTGACCATCCGCTTTGGATTCAATTAGACCAAATCAACTGCTCACCTAAACTATCTAATTCAGGCTTACCAGCTAAACAACGTATAGTACCCGACGCTATAAAGCGTATAATGGAACATAGATGCTATCAGTTTAAATTTGTTATATCAAATGAAGAAGATGTTAATGAACTACTACGTGACTTTGTTGATGAATTTAGTATACCGCTTTCCAAAGTGGTTTGTATGCCAGGATTAGATAGTCAAGATAATTTCCATGAGCGTACTCAATTTGTATTAGAAATGGCTAAAAAATACAAATTCCGTGGTTTAACTCGTTTACATATTTCAGCTTGGGATAAAACACTAAATGTATAATGAAATTTAGAACTAGAAAACTAATTAAACCGAGCGATTTAAATGCTAGAGGTACTTTATTTGGTGGACAAGTTTTAAAATGGATAGACGAAGAAGCAGTTATATTTGCTATTTGCCAACTAAATAAAACAAATATAGTTACTAAGGCAATGAGCGAAATTAATTTCGTATCTTCAGCTAAGATAGGTGATATTATTGAAATAGGATGTGATTTAGTGTCTGTAGGTACAACATCTATTACTATTGTATGCGAAGTACGAAATAAAGATACTAAACAAACTATTATTAAAGTTGAAAAAATTGTATTTGTATTGTTAGATGAAAATGGAAAACCAATAGCACATAATAAAAAGAAATAACATTGAAAATAGTATATCTAACAGCAGGTTTAATAATAATAGCAGCTTTTCCTTTATTTTTATTAAAAATAGCTGTTTGGTTTGCTGATAAAAACGATAAAAATGAAAAAACTAATCGATGAAAAAGAGTATTGTATGATCTGCGATGAAGATACTACTTATCTTAAATCGGATCATATAGATAAAAGAAATTATTATGTCGAAGGTGCAGGTCAATTATGTGAAAAATGTTATTTTAAAATAATGTATAAAGAAGAATATGGAGAATAAACGTAGAAAAATTGCTAATGTTGAGGCATTAGAAACAGCACAACCTGGTTTTGCAAATGGTATTTCAACTTATTTGGCTTCTCTTATTGAGGATGGTTATCATCGTTCACTTACTGATGATGAAAAATGGAAAATTGTAGATGAAGCTGAAATAGCTTATGGTAATTTTCTTACAGCATTGGGTGTTGATTGGAAAAATGATCCAAACAGTATGGAAACTCCTCATCGTGTGGCTAAAGCTTATGTATTTGATCTATGGAAGGGTAGATATGAATTACCATCAGATATTACTGCTTTTCCTAGTGATGGATATACAGGTATTGTTTTAGAACGTGATATCCCTATTGTGTCTATGTGCTCCCATCATCATCAAGCCATTTTAGGAAAAGCACACATTGCCTATATCCCAGGTAAAGATGGTAAAGTAGTTGGACTATCTAAACTAAATAGAGTAGTAGAACATTTTGCACGTAGAGGAGCTATTCAAGAACAACTTACTGTAGCTATTCATAACGCTATAAATAATATTTGTGAAGGTAACATAGGAGTAATGGTAATAGTACATAGCACACACAATTGCGTATCCTGTAGGGGTGTAAAACATTGGGGTGCTAGTATGGTTACAAGTGAAATAAGCGGTGTGTTTGCTGATCATAATAAAACAGCTAAACAAGAAGTACTTGAAATGCTTAAATTAAATCTTCAAGCTTATTGCTAATTTTAATATATTTATTGGAAATCAAATTTATAAATTATGTTTAAGAAAATTTTAGGTGACTCTCCAGTTACATCTATTGTTGGTATTTTAGCTGCTTTTTTTGTAGTATTACAAGAACAACTTACTACTGGTGAAGTAACATTAGTAAACGCTTTAATAGCAGCAGCTGTAGCTGTTATTGGTCGATTCTTACCTGATGGACCTTTAAAAATGCTTGTAGAAGTATTTACTCCTAAATCTACTGCTGTTGAAGAGACAGTTACTACTGAAGAACCAGTTGTTGCTGTTGAAGAACCAGTTAAGGTAGAAGAGCCCGTAGTAGTTGAAGCTTCAAAACCAACAATCGTTAAAAAAACTAAAAAATAATTTAATTTAGTTTAATTTGGATAGGCGAAAAGATTTAATTATCTTTCGCCTATCTCTATTTAAAAATCAATGTTATGTTAAATGTAAATCAAATACTAGAAGAAAATCTATTAAAACTAGAACACACTAAAGGCAAACCAGCACAAGTAGGTTTTGATCTTAGTTTAAAAGCAGTACAAAAAATAGGTAATAAAATTAGTGCAAATGTTTATCATGCTGATGGTAAAATCGGTAAAGTATTAAAAGATAAAACTGAATTAACTACATATAAGCCAATAGAACCTATTAAATTAGATGGTTATGAAGGATGGTTGTTATATGAAGGTGTATACGATATTACTTTTAATGAAGGCTGTACTATTCCAAGTAATAGAGTAGCATTTATTAAACAACGCTCTTCACTTTACCGCAACGGAGCTATCATTAATAGCCCAGTATTTGATCCTGGATTTAAAACAGAGAATATGGGTACATTACTTTATGTATTTGAGCCTATATTCATTGAAAAAGATGCTCGGGTAGCTCAAATTTACTTCTACGAATGCACACCAGCCGAAATGTATGATGGACAGTGGCAAAATGATAAACAAAGAAATGGATAAAATATTCGTTCAGATAGCTAGTTATAGAGATCCTGAATTGATTCCTACAATTAGAGATTGTATAGCTAAAGCTAAATACCCTGAGCGTCTTACATTTGGTATTTGTTGGCAACGAAGTGAAACAGAATCGCTAGCTGAATTTGCTAGTGATTCTCGTTTTACTATAATAGATAAACATTGGAGTGAAAGTAAAGGATTATGTTGGGCTAGAAGTTTAATTCAAAAATTATGGAAAGGTGAAAAATATACTTTACAATTAGATTCACATCATCGTTTCTTACAAGATTGGGATGAAGAGTTAATTGAAATGATGCAATTAACTAATTCACCTAAACCTATTATTACTTCGTATGCAGGAATGTATCGTCCTCTCAATAATGAATTATTGAATATAGAGCCATATAAAATGGTTGCCTCTAACTTTACATCAGGTGGCACTATATTATTTAGACCTCATACTATACCTGATTGGGAAACATTAACTGCTCCTATTCCTGCTAGATTTGTTAGTGGTCATTTTTTCTTTACACTAGGTATTCACTGTGAAGAATATAAATACGATCCTAATATTTATTTTGCTGGTGATGAAATTAGTTTATCAATTAGATCATATACATTAGGATATGATTTATTTCATCCCCATAAAACAATAATATGGCATGAGTATACTCGTGAAGGTAGAACTAAACATTGGGATGATTTTACCCCAGCTAATAATGTAGAAAAACCATGGTGGGAAATAGATAATGATAGTAAACGCCGTTTACGTCATATGTTACAAGAAGAAGATAATAATATTGATTTAGATGAATACGGTTTAGGTACAGTACGTACTCACCGCGATTATGAATTATATGCTGGTATTAATTTTAAAAATAAAAGATTACATCCAAGTACATTAAAAGGAATTAATCCACCTATTAATGATGATTCTGATTGGGACTTAATAGTAGAAGAAGAATATAATTTAACTTTAAGTATTCCACCAACAGAAGATTTTAACTTTATTTATATTGGTGTTGAAAATGAAAAAGAAGAAGTAATATATAGGTTTGATTTAACAGAATATACTCCAAACTTACAGATACATTTTAAATCATTTACTAAACCATATAAGTGGGTTTACTGGCCTGTAAATAAAGATGGAGAATGGATAAATAGAAAAGATATAATACTATGAAACTAGGAGTTTTTTACCAATCAGGACATAAATTAGTAGCATGCTATAAAGCTTTAGAACAACTTAGAAAAATCTATCCTGATATTCCAGCAATGTTATACGAAGATGGAAGTAACATATTAGAAAAAGTAGCAGAAAAATTTAATTGTTATTATGAACACTTAGAACAAACTGGAATTAATAATCCTCATTCAGGAAGAGTATTCATTAAAGAAAACGGTCAATTAGATTGGTTAGAAAGAATATATAAAGCATGCACTACTGTTTTAAAAGATGTTGATTGGATTTTACACTATGAAGACGATGTATGGTGTAAAAGACAAATAATTAAACCTCCTCAGTTTGATATTTCAGGAGCAAATGGTCCTTTATATACTCCTGAATTATATAGTTATCTTAAAAATAAATTTAATATAACTGATCATTCTAGAAACCACTGGAGTAAATTAGGTTCTTTAGAAAGTTATGGAGCGTGTGGAGGTGCTATATTCAATAGAGAAAAATTTATTAAAATTTATGAAAATATAAATAATATTCCTTGGGATAAAATTAAAGTATTAGATAGCAGACCAATTGAATGGTGTGATGCTACTTTATCTTTTATCTTTCAGTTTAATGGTTGTACTAGTGGAGTGTGGGAAGATTGGGCTCAATATGATTCTAAAAATATAGGTAATTGGTGGGATAAAACAGGATGGAGTATTCCAATAGAAGAACAACCCGATGTTGCTTTCTTACATAGTTATAAACATTTCTATAATTATACTCCTGAAGAAATAGAATTAAATATCTATAAGTAATATCATAATATAGATAATTTTAATTTTTGGCAAAATAAAGGTTATATCTTTAAGTTATGTATCAAGCAATATTCTACGACAATAAATCGTATAGTTATCATCTACGTGATGATAATCAAGGATGGACTGAATTTCAATATACAGTA